CCTGCCTACAAGCCTATAGCTTACTTTCTGAAAGAACGCGGATATAACGTTCTAAGTTTTTATACAACTACTGAAAGCTAACTAGAGGGAACTGAATTCGATGGGAGTAAAAGTAAGAGAATGTACATGGCAGCATGGTGATGCCGAGTTTCGTTTAAGAACTGAGGAGCGACAAGGCTATTACGCTGTTTACCTAAGCATTGAAAATGATGTTTCTGTGGTGGAAACGAACCCTATTTCAATATTTATCCGTTTGGACGCACTTACAGCACTAGATGAAAAGTTTTACGTGATGTGTGTTGGTGGTATGACTGTGCGAAATATTCCAGAACAAGCAGCAAAAGAAATTTCGAAAACGCTTAATTGTGAACTTACAGAACGTTGTGACAACTGCGGAAAAGAAGACGCATTGATTTGGGATCTTAAGGGTAAGTATGAGCACATTTGCCTTGCTTGTTCTCAGGGAAAAGTCAACAGGGGGGTTAATTAGGATGAAACTTACAGCAGCACAGAAAAAGGCGTTTGATGCCTTAAAGGAAATTGGAAAGCCAGCATCAAGTCAAACCATTGGGGCGCAAGTGCCGACAATGAAGGCGCTTTACAAGCTTGGTGTGGTTGAAATTGTGAATCATGGCGAACCGCTCAATGGTCGTGAGTGCGAGGTTATTCTTTGGCGTATTGCATGATGCGCTTATCGTATCGAAGAAATTATTAGTGCAAAACTCGCTTGTGTTTGGTATAAAGTTATCAAGATAAAATGATATCTTTTTATCATTCACAAGTTGAATCAAAATAGGTATTCGGTATGACAATTTACACCACAGCAAACAACAAGGGCGGAAGCAAGAAAACTACGACCGCTTTAAACCTTATCCCACACCTAGAATTAGATTATGTCGTTGACTTGGATCGATACCAAGCGTTAAAGAGCATTCTTGAACATTCTAATAATCCCATTGAGGTTCGAATCCCTACGTGCGAGCAAGATATTTATGATTGGGCGGCAGAGGGAAAGAATGTTTTATTTGATTGTGGCGGTTTCGATTCGGATTTTAACCGAGCCGCAATTTCACAATCTGATGTAATTATAACGCCTTCGACCGACGACCCGACCGAGCAGATCGGTTTGACTAACTTCAATGAGACAATGAGAGAAGTGTCAAAGATGGTTGGCGAAAAGCTTATTGCAAAGGTTTTGATTTCTGGTGTTCACCATGCACGAACCGATTTTACTGTCATGAGTGAGCTTGTTGATAGTTTGGATCACCTTGAGCTATTACCTTTTGTTATCCCGTTCTCGACAAAGATTCCGGCGGCTCAATTTCAGGGCAGTCACGTTAAGACTGGAGCTATCGCGGCAAAGTTTAACTTGTTGGCAAAACACATCAAGATGTAAAAGTAAAAAGAAATCAAAGTATAAAGTTATCTTGATGTTTTGATATCAAGATAACAAGAAAAGGTTAAAGCAATGGCTACACGTAAAATTATCGCTAAAATTCCCGCCTCATTATCTGAACAGGCAGCAAAACCAATTGAGTCAGAAAAGGTAGCGCCGGAAACCGACGACAAATCAAACGATGTTTTCGATATTATGGTGAGAAAGATACCAGAGGATGCGAGAGACGATTATTTGAAAGTTAAAAAGATTATGAAAAAGCGGGGCGTCACTAAGCTTAAGAACGGCGACAGTTTGTCATTGAGTGGGCTTATGCGTGAGGCATTTCTAGATCTATTGGAACGAGAGTTAAAGGGTTAAGGCTATGAATCAAACATTTGAACAATCAATGCTCGCCGATTATATCGAGCAATTATTAAAACAGTTCCCACAATACAGCAAGGTACAGCAGCATAAGGTGTTAGAGACGGTTCGAGCCGTTGTTGTTGAACCAAAGGGGATAACCAAACATCGACCGACTCAGGCGGTTTTAGATGATATGAGAGTGCAAATCGAAGAAGAAAGCCGCGCCGGCTTGCTTTTCAAAAGTGCATTTCCTGTTTGGTATAGAGAAAGTAAGGATTCACCACAACCCCGCCTCTTTGATTTCTGCAATCTAGACCTCAGTAACCGCCACCTATTTTTTGAAATGTTGTGTTTGCGCGATAGCGGTCATTTTGATGATGAGGCGCTATATCAATTCGAGCAATATTGTTTAGAAAGTTAAAGTAATCAGGGTGAGCTAAGTGCTTGCCCTTTTTTTAGCTGATCCAATATGTACCAACCACGCGACCGACAACCGTTGGATGATCAATGATTTCGAATCCCTCATTATCTGGCATGGCTAAACCCGCCAGTAAACGACGGAAGAAATAGCGGCGTTGGTGGTAGACAATGACTGGTTCGCCGTTCTCTGCGTGTGCCGTTGGTTCAACGATGATGTAAGAGCCTACAGGGTAAGCCGCCTCGGGGTGGATCATTGATTCATCCATAACCTCTAATGCAAACGCATGTTTCCCCGCCCCTTTGAAGTAGGGAATGAATTTTATTGGTTTGGCGTTTTTCTTTCCAATGCTGTACCAATCAAATACTGGAATATAAAACCGTTTCTCTGCCTCTTCGATTTCCATCATTGCCGCTTGATAGTCACTTAATGAAGCGCCCATTTTCTCAAGGCAACGCATCCACTTTTTTGATGTTATGTCGGCTTTATTGAGCTCAAATCGACTAATAGCAACAAGCCCCAAAATTCCCTCAAAGTCACTTTGTTTTAGTCCATTCGCCTTTCTAAGCGCCTTAAACGCTTTAATAAAATTACTCATATACGCCTCATTTTTCTTATTGATATGTTCGTATTGCTACTATACGCATCATTATACGTCAGAACTTAAAATCATGTACGTCAAGAGTGTGACACGGTCGTAAACATTTCGACCGAATTTGCTCGTTATTTGTTCGTTGATCTTATAGGATTAATTTTGTTATTTGTGTTTTTGTAATTGGTCTTATGCGATAAAATGACTGCATGCGATTTTATTATTAATCTTGTCAAAATGAGGGGTTTCATAAATGTTAGTAAGAGAAGACGTGATAATCTTGTCAATAACTCGGAATTGGTTAGAAAACTCTAATTATTCTCAAGCCGAGTTTGCGACCAAAATGTTAGCCCCTAAGATTGAAAAAATCGAACCGGACGAAACAGGCGATTACTGCAAGTGGAAACTTGCGATTCAACAGAACGTCAGCCGAATCATGACAGGAAAACAACCATTCCCTTTAAAATGGAAATGGCAATGGGTTAATGCATTGCCGGAGGAATACGCCAAAGAGTGTCAACGTCAGCTTGCTGCCGCCTCTGGTTACATCATGCCCCTGCCATCATTGGATGGAGCAACAACAATTAACGCTAACACACATGAGTTATATAAGGCGTTTTCCGACCTTGTGGCTAAGTCGGCTGCGTCACATGATGGCGTTTATGATGAGCGCGACAGTATCGAGGAGGCGAACGATCAAGTTGATGCTTTGCTAAATCTGGTTGAACTGGCTCAGGAAGAGGTCAAAAGAATTCATAAGGGAACAGGGGCGACCGGTCGTGTACGTGAATGTATGAAAGACAATGTTTAAGGCTTAGAATGTACACAGAACAACAACGAGAATATATGCGCGATCTTTTAATCGCAGCCCTCGCTGACTATCAAAAGAAGGTCGGCGGCACGGATGCAAGCGCAATTATAAAAACTCAGGGCTACGAAAAGATAGCCAACGCTATGAGCTGTCAGCAATCCAGACCAAGAGGAACGTCGAAAGAAAATTGTTCACCGGATGTTTTTGAACACATCCAATTATTACGGCTTTTGCAGACGGTGCCACTCCTAAATCGTAAGTGGTTAAAGTACCGTTACAGCGAAGAGTTTAGCGGCAAGCTTGCCACTGACTTGATCGAGGTTGTCATTGGCGAGCTCGAATACTTTGCCGGAAGAAAGCAAAAGGTAAGCAAGTTGCGAAAGATGGTTGAGAAGATAGTGATATCACGTCGTGATTTGGTGGAGTTTCAACAAAAAGACCTTGCGGACGCGATGAATATTAATCGCACCACCTTGTTCCGCTCTTACCGAGAACACAGCGAGGAAACTAGCCAACATTTGAATAAGCTCGACAATCAATCTTTGGATCTTATGCTGTCTCTAAAAGGTGTTGAATCTTACAAATTGAACTCATAAGATCAATTTACTATAGACAAAGTGCAACATGATTTGATACCGTTTTTCTATGGTGGGTTTTTCTCATCATGCAGCACATTACTCAAGCCCCACTTTATAGTGGGGTTTTTTGTAGGTGCCATATACGCACATTGCTTTCAGCCCTTTCCGTTTTTGGTTAGGGCTTTTTTTATGGTGGTCGTCACGTTGTTTCATTCAAAAGAAGAACTTACAACCGCTTTCACATTTGCATTTTTTTTCATGAGTGCTTACTTCGGAAAGTACCTCAAGGAAACCGAACAGATAAAGCCGAAAGCTTTTTTCGCTGAGGTTTTGTTATCAATCGCTGGGTGTGGGCTCGCTTACTGGGTTGGCATCGGACAAGAGTTATCTACGCCAAATTTTATGGCGTTTGGTATCGCCGCAGGGCTCGGGTATATCCAAGTCGCCAAGTTTGTAATGCAGCAATGGAAAGCGTCAGTTAAAGGATAGGAAATTATGCACGGTTCACTTTCACCGGAGCTCTTAAAACAAGAGTGCTATCTAGTTGGTCGAGTCTTTCAATCAAAAGCCCTCGGTCGTCTTCTATGGTCGCTTGTGTTGCAAGAATCAAAAGCCGGCACAGAGCAAAGTCAATTTGGCGGTGTTTGCTCCATTAGCTTTAAGCACTTTGAGCAAATGAAAAAACACCACTTATTTTTGAAGTTTGACAAGCGAATCAAGGCGGAAACCGGCTTATTGCTAGACCGCATTCAATATCAACAGCTTGCAGCTTGCCCCGTGCTTTCTCTTATCGTTTCCTCTGCTTGGTTTCTTGCCAACGTTGACCAAATCCCGCGATGTGAAAACGAACAAGATCGCATTATTAGTCGTTACTGGACGCATAACACGACAAGTATTCACGCCTAGCACTTAATCAAGCGTCTCGATAACCAGGGGCGTTTAGTTAATGGCTTGGAGGTCGCAACATGCCACCCAAGAAAAAGAAACTCTCAATTGTACTCAACAAGACCGAAGCCGCCGAATATTTCGGGGTGTCGCGTAATACCGTGAACAAGGCGGTTAATCAGTACAAGCTACAACCGGTTAGCAAGAAAGGGAACACTGAATATTTCGAGTTGCGGGATCTTGCTGAGGTGTTAATTACGCCTAAGAAAAAGGTCAGGGCTGACCGAGACACTATGTCAGCCGATCAAAAACGCCACGTTCAAAGTGTTCTCGCGCTTTTCGACAGTATGGGGGAATACGCAAAGTTTGAGCTCGCCGAAGCGACTAAGCAAAAGCGAAAGCTTGCTGCTGGTCGTTTAATGGAAGGTGAGACGGTTATTGCGACGATTGGGGCGACTATCGCAGCCGTGAGAAAGGTTATGCAAAAAGTGCCAAACGTTGCGGAGAGTGTTTGCTCTGCATTCACGCGAGAACACGCCGAAAAGCTGGATGAACGATTGAAAGGGGAGTTTAACGCGCTCTTACTCGATGCTGAGGGGATTATTGAAGATGCACAGCAACGACTACATGACGGCGGCTCAGGCGATTCTTGAGGCTTTTTCCGCTCTTGATGTTGATGAGAAGTCGATAGAGGACTTTCTTAATAATGATCTTTTTGTTGGTGATTCAAGCGGGACGATTAAATATCGACTCGATGATGTGCCATACATGATCAAGCCGATTAAGGCGACGTTAAGCCGAAGAGTTAAAGCCGTGATTTTTGTTGGTTCGGCGCGTTCATCCAAAACAAAAAGCTTATGCGAAGGCGTGACCGCTTATCGCGCGGTTTATATGCCAACAAATATTTTGATTGTATTTGCAACCGGAACAAAAGCCCACTCGTACAGCAAAATTGAATATGACCGAATGGTCAAATCAACGCGCCCATTGCAAAAAATCTCAGACAGAAATTCACACGGCATTGAGATTCGAACCTTTAAGAACGGCACGGTGGTTGAATTTAGAAGCGCGACCAATGACGCCTTATCCGCTCAAGGTTACGGCATGGTGATGTTTACTGACTATGACCGAAGCCCAGACGACGGCACAGGCGCGGGTGGCTCTGAGGGTTCAAAGTTCAACCGTGGTTTAAAGCGTACTCTTTCGGAAGGTTCGAGCGGCATCACGATTGCGGAGAGTTCGCCGTCTCGAATTCCCTTGCTTGACCAAGAGAATTTAGAAGAACACGAATTGCTAAGAGCGACGGGGATTGTTGCCGAATACAACTCTGGTAGTCGTGAAGTTTGGTATTGGCAATGTCCCGACCATGATCATTGGTTCAAGGTTGATATTGATTTGCTTGAGTGGGATTTTGAAAAAGGCATTGAACCGCATATCAAATGCCCGCATTGCTCGCGCGAAATCACTTTTGATGAGCGCGCAAATTTGGTCGGGGATTACATGTATCCGCATGAGGTTGATAAAGCCGGAAACCGACAATTTATATTTGAGCCTCCGAATAATGACATCCGTTCTTTTCATTGTGACGGTTTAGCCGCCGCTTGGAACAAGTGGGATGATTTAGCCAAAGACTATCAACGGGCTAAGACTCATTACGATAAAACCGGTGATGAATCGATGTTGCAATCGTTCATTAACACATCCATCGGCAAGCCTTACATGCCGAAGCTTAGAGAAACAAACCTTACCATTGCCACGTTGATGGAACGTGAGCATGAGTTTGTTGATCTGAAAAAACACCAAGTGCCGCCAGATACACGATTCTTAATCGCGACCGTTGATGTTCAGGGCGGGGCAAATAGCCGCTTTGATGTGAGCGTGATAGCGATAAATGCAAAGCTTCAATGGATGCCAATTGATAAGTTCGAGATTTTAGAAACGAGTTATCGAATGGACGGCGACCGAAAGAAACGGATTCGTCCTCATGTGTATAGCGATGATTGGCGCGAGATTCATGATCAAGTCATGAGCCGTGAATACCTTATCGCAGGCACACAAAAAACCATGATCCCCGCAGTGACTATGTGTGACTCTGGCGGCTCTGCCGACGATAACGGCGATGGTAATACGACATTTAACGCTTATCGTTTTTGGCGTTGGTGCCAACAAAATCAATGTGGTTCTCGGTTCATGTTGGTTAAAGGTAATCCAAGAGCATTTAACGAGAAAGAGCATGCAGGGTGGACAAAGGTAAGTTATCCCAAGGCGGAAAACGACTCCGAAAATCCCGCTCGCGGTGATATCCCTCTTTTGAACCTCAATTCAAACATTCTTAAAAACACAGTTTATACCTCGCTCCAAACCGAAGAGGCGCACGAAGATTTATATTTTCGCCGCCCATCAAATGATTGGAGTGATAACGATTGGTACGACTCGTTGCTTTCTGAGTTTGTAAACAAATACGGCAAGTGGGAAAAACACCCCACCAAGTCAAATGAAAACTTTGACCATGCGCAATATACCTTTGCGGCGCTTCACCATATGGGCGTGTTTACCGAGGCGTGGAGTTGGGATAACCCTAAGCCCTACGCTCTGCCAATTGACGCCGGAAACATTAACGTTAAGGACAGAGGCAAGCACAACGTAAGAGCCAAAGCGCCAACGCAACAGCGCGTAATTAGAAATATGGGAGATGATGCGGAATGGCATTAATTGACACTTACAAACGCCAGCTTAAACAGTATGAAGACGCCGAGGCGCGAATTCTAGACTCTGGTCAGTCTGTGACGGACGAAGACGGTCGAACCTTTCGCGAGGGCAACCTTGCTCACATTCAGGCGGAAAAGCGCCGATTACAAGGCTTGATCAATCAGCTTCAATACCCACAGAGATTGGGTAACTATCCGGTGGAGTAAACGCGATGGCATTCAATATCATTGATAAGGTTCGCTTGACGTTTAAGCCGGAAAACGCCGCAAAAATCATAAGCAGTCGAGAAATGATTGCTCAATATAAATCGGCGACTGGCAAGCGAGCGGGCAAGCGAAGCCGCGAAGAGATTCGCGTTCTTGAAGAAGTGGCGCAACTGCCGCTTGCTCAACAGGGGCGTTACTATGAGGAAAACTTTCCCATAGTAAAAAGCACTCTTGATGAGATAGTGAAAAACGTCGTCGGGCAGGGGATAAATGTTAATCCTACGCCAATGTTAACCAATGGCGAACCGGCGACTGAGCTCGCGATTGTTCTTAAGCGGATGTACGCCGAATTTAATTCGAAGTGGTGCATGGATGGGCGAACGACGCGCTCTGACGCTGAGGCGTTACAGCTTCGCTCCTACTGCCGTGATGGTGAGGTGTTTAATCGTATCTACAATTTTGAAGATCACGACTTTCTCACACCGATTAAGCTTGGCTTTCAGCCTTTCGAAACTGATCACGTACCAACTGATTTAACCGATGAGGCGGCGAATGTTCATCGTGGTTTTAAGCTTGGCGCTTATAACCGTGTTGAAGGTATTTATTACAACGCAGACCCGAACGCCTTTACCCAATCGCCGGTGTTTATACCTAACGGCGATTATCTTCACTTTGCTAACAAAAACCGACTCAACTCTTTGAGAGGGTTTAGTGACTTCTCAGCCGCAATGGGGGCAATTGCCAATCTAGCGAACTTTGAAGAAGCGACCCAGATAGCGCTAAAAGCCGCATCGAAAATAACAATGGTGCATTACGTTAGCAATAACAGCGGGAATGTTGCGGATTTTGGCGGGCAAGCGGCACCAGTCAGCAATTTAAACTTTGCGTATTCAAACGTCGCGCAGGTGGCAAAGGATGACAAGGTCGAAGTGCATGAATCGGCGAAAGGCATCGGTGACACAGTAAGAGCTATTCGAGAGCTAGAACGACAAATTGTCACCTCGGCTAAAGCGTCGGTTTCATCGACTACCGGTCGTTATGAGGGCAACTATTCCGCGCAGCGTCAAGAGCTCGTTGACGCATGGGCAAGCTACATCATTCTCAGGGCGAAGTTCGTTGATTACATCGTTCGCCCATCTTATGAGCGCTTTGTTTACACGCTCTATATGCAAGGGCTTATCAAACTGCCTCGCGGTCTAGATATTTCGACCATTGCAAACGCTGAATTTACCGGCGCAGTGATGCCGTGGATTGATCCAAAGAAAGAGGCGGAGAGCTTAGAAATCTTGATGGATATTGGCATGCTGCCGCTTTCGCTTGCGTTGGCTCAGCGTGGATATGACATCACCAACATTCTCAATCGCTATCACCAAGATCGCAAGCTAGGCAAAAAGCTCGGGCTTGAAGATTTGCTGATGCTTGAGAGAAAAGTCACTAATGCAAAATCAAAAGGGGCTAACGATGCCAAGAGCGAATAAACCCGCGAATAAGTGGTTTGATCTCGTTGCTGCATCAAATGGCGAGCCGACCAAGATTTATCTATATGGGAACATCGGACTATACGACATAGAAGCGCAAGATATGATCGAGGCGCTTAAACCTCATGCGGGCGAAGACATATTTCTGCATGTGTTAAGTCGTGGCGGTTCGGTGTTTCAAGGTCAAGCCATTTATGCAGCACTAACAGACCATAAAGGAAAAATCACCGGCGTTATCGATAGTGTGTGTGCGTCGATCACCTCATTTATCATTCAGGCTTGTGATGAGATTTACATTCGACCTTTCGCGCAAGTCATGATCCATGAGTGCCGAGGTGGGGCAAGTGGCACCGCCGACGAGTTGCGCACGACTGCCGCCATGTATGACGAAGTTAATGCATCCATGGCGGAAGCTATCGCGACGAAATCCGGCAAGAACGTTGAAGATGTTCGAAACGATATGCGCACCGATTTCTGGTTGCGCGGACAAGCCGCCGTTGATTATGGAATTTGTGACGGCTTATATGGTTCTGATGAACCAAAGCAAAGCCTCTTCGATTCAGAAATCACCGCCGAAAATATCGATACATTCACGATTCCAACTGCCGAGCTTTTGCAAGCGGTCAGTGCGCCGAGTGAACTTGTCGCCATGTATGGCAACCCAAAACCGGCGAAAACCGCCCCACCTCAAACACCTAATGCAGAAGGTAAAACACAAATGACAGAAGAAGAGAAAAAAGCTCTTAAAGCACAGCTTAAATCAGAACTACTTGCCGAGCTTGAATCGGAAGAAGGTCAACGTAGTGATGGCATTACGGCGCTTTTTGCTGCTTATGCTGATAAAGCCGGCGTAAAAGAGCTACAGGCGTCGTGCCTTGGTGATAAAGCTGTATCAGTAGAAAACGCAAAAGATCGCCTCATTGCTTTGCTAGCAAACCCAACAGCAAGCCAGCAAACCACGCCGGCGCCAGTCGTAAATGGTGACGTTAACCCTAACGCTTCAAAGCTTGAAGAACTCGAAGCCGCATTGCATCACAAAATGGGTGCGGAAAACGTTGAAATCTCCGCTAAAAACCCTTACCGCTTCTTAGATGCTAAGTCAGCAATTCGCTCTTATTACTCGGCGGCGGGCGACCTTGAACAGGCTAACCGCCCTGATCAAGAGTTGATTGCTTTTGGTTTCAATAACGGTACAGGTTCGGGCGACCTAGCGCCGATTTTTGAGCGCGGTATTAAGCGCATCATTCGCGATGAAGAAAGCAAATTTAAGCCTTGGATTCATAACGTTGTAACTCGTATGCCAATGGATATCGGTCGCGCAAATGTGCTTTTGAAATCGGCAGACACAAAAGCCCCTCGCGTTAAGACCGAGCACGGCGAATTCGCGCAAATTAAGCTAGAAGCAAGCCGCGAAGTCGTTTGGTTAGCAACGGAAGGTTACGAGATTTCAGTAACCCGCGAGTTGATTATGGCTGATCAATTGAGCTTTATTAAAACTGAAGTTTCTAAGTATGTTTACCGTTGTTCGTTAGTGCCTCAAATGAACCTGATTAACATGCTTAAGACGAATGCGAACCTAGCAGACAATGAGCCAATCTTTCACACGAAGTTTGAAAACTTGGTTGAATCGGCAGAGTTTGACGCCGCCGCGATTGATTCAATGAGCGGTAGCATGAAAGACATGACTACTAAGGGCGGTGAAGATTTGGGCTTGACGCCTAAGTATCTTTTGACGTCCGGTCGTGGTGAGAGCAAGGCAAAAGCATTAATTAGCACTGACATTATCGATAATAAACCAAACGTTGCTTATGAAGCGTTTGAGACGGTTATTGGTACTGGTCAGCTTGCGAAAGCGAATAAGTGTTTTGGTTTTGCTGACCCTCATTCGTTAACCGGCATCATTGAAGGTTACAACGAACAGGCGCAAGGTGTTCAGTTCGAAACTAAAGAAGGTTGGAAGTCAGACGGTGCAACATTCCGAATTTACATTGATTCGGTTGTTCAAATTCGCGACCGCCGAGCATTGCAAGCTTGGCACAAAAAATAGGCGTAACTGCCAATAAGTGAGGGACGATTTTCGTCCCTTTTGTTTTTTTAGACACAGGACAAATAATCATGCGTCAAGGTTCCCCTGGTAACACATTAACAATCAAAGCCCCAACGAGCGGCTTTAAAGAAGGCGTCGCAACGATGCTCGGCGAGCTTTTCGTTGTTCCTACTAAAGCCGCCAAAGAAAATCAGCATGTAACGGTTTATATCAAAGGCAATTTTGAAGACTTTCAAGACCAACTTGCAGATGGCGTGACGCCGAATTATGCGGGCGAAGCGGCTTATTGGAAAGACGGCAAGCTAACCAATCTTAAAACCGGTGCGGTTAAGGTCGGCTATTTTGTCACGGCTCACGATGCGCCAACGCTCCATTTAACCGGTGCGTAATATCGACGCTGCAATCAATGCAAAACTAGGCAAGGTTTGGACTATCGGCGGGGCTCCTATGCCTTGCCGATATCGTTATCAAGGTACGACAAAGGATCTTGATGATACTCACACCATTAAAACGACGGCAGAAATAGCAAAAATATTGCCCGTCGGTACGGTTTGCATTGATCCCGATGGCGAAAAATTCGAGGTGATTTCCAGCAAGCGGGTAGCGGCGACAACGTATCAACACACCTTACAAATTCTCAACGATAAACCTCAGACAGATTGGACGCCAAGCCGATGATGAATATTTATCTAGACGTTGAGGGCGAGAAATATTTTGACCGAACACACGTCAACACCGCCGTTAATGAGGCGGTTAAGGTGGTGACTAAGTGGCTCACTAAAGAGTCGATTAAGCGTTTAGGTACAAAGTTAAGAATTCGCTCAACGGCGGGGCGTCGTCGCGTTCGAATGAGTAAAACCAAGGCTGGCAAAGGTTCGGTTTGGTATGGCTTGAGACCGATAAACCTCGCTTATGTGCGCGCCTACAGTCAAGAGAAAACCGGTGTGCGCTCTGGTGAATCTTTTTATAAGTCAGCGTTTACACGGTCGATGAATGGTAGCCGAGAGCTCATTTGGGTTCGAAGTCGTGACCGAGCCAAAGTCGGAAGCCGCCGCCCTCGCTCGCCAAACGGAACAAGGCGAAAACGAAAGTCGCCAGTCGTTGAGGTGGTTCGCGAGGATTTACACGACGGCACAAACGAAATCATTAATCAGCTAGAGCTAGAGGCTCAAGGCATTTTCAGAGAGGCGTTTCTTGATGCTATCCATAAGTAATACAGGCGATTTTCTAAAGGTGCTTAAAACGTTGTTAGAACGTGAAGCCGGAGAAAGGGCGCTTGTTATCTATGAGGGCGAAGATGAACCTCAAGACAAAGTGAAACCCGTCATTATCTTGCCAATGCCAAGCATTTTCGAAACGTCATGGTCAGACGATGGGCGTCACCAAGATACGTTAGAAATATCGGTCTTGGTGCATGTACCCAAAAATATCAGCGATTCGTCGGTGCAGTGTTTAAACGTTGCCGGTTTCATTCGTGGTCTTATGACGGGGCAAGTTTATCAAGATTACATTGACGTTGACTCAGACCATGTTGATGAGCCCGAAGATTTAAGCGGCTTTCCTTTGAAATGGAATACCAACGATCATGGGTATGAAGTTTCATTTAATCAAAACGTGAGATATGGAACGGTTGATATTGAGCCGTTTAAGTTGGTTGGTATTGACCTAAAAGAGCAAGACGGCGAGGCAGTGAGGATCTATGAATGCACAAGCTAGAGCCATTTTTGACATATACAAGCGCCTAGAGGCTATCGAACGACGCCAGCGAAATATGATTAAGGTTGGCAATGTTAAAAAGGTCGTTGGGGCTAAATGCATTATTGATTATGAGCCGGATTCCGACGCTGATTATTGTTCGCCGCTCATTAACTGGTTGCCTAAGTTTGCCGGTGATTTGCTGCAATGGTCAGCTCCGACTATTGGTGAACAAATGATAGTGCTTAACTTGTCGGGCGGTGAGGATGAGGCGAATTGCGTTGCGTTTTCATCGATGTACTGCGATGCATTTAATCCAAGCGAAACCGACCCGTTGAAGGTTTTCACTCGTTTAACTGATGTGTTTAAGGTTGTGACTGACTATGACGGAAATTATGAGGTCATGGCAAAGGGCAACGTGACGATAAAATCAGATGCGTCAATCACACTCGACGCCGGATCAAACGTTGCCGTAAAAGCTGGCGGCAATGCGAGTTATCAATCAAGTGGAAACACGAAAATAGCCGGCTCACGAATTGACTTAAACTAAAGGGCTTGCATGTTTCAACCAACGGACAGCCTTTTAATTGAATGCACAGAGATTGCAACCAACGTCACGGCTAAAGTGGTTTACATGCCAACGGCACAGGGCGAAGTGACCTCTTATCGTTATAGCGTCACACCTCAGCCGCCCGAGCAATTACAGGTCACAGCGTCGAGCTCCGGCGTTGAGATTAATTGCCCTCACTTTGCTGGTTTCTTTTCTCCGACTGAACTCATTTTAAAAGACTTAAGCACGAACGAATTTCACCATTTTAAAGATTGGGCTGATGTTCCCCAAGGGCTCAAGATTGTTAGCTTTAAACCGCCAGTCGGGCAGGTTGTTTTTACTCTTTCTGTTACGGCGATATTTGTTGCCATTGATGAAATAACCATGCTGCCACTAGAGCCGGAAGAGTTCACCACTTCTTATCAAATCGTAATCAATCCGCATTACAGCGCAGGACAACAGGCGTTACTTAATTATGGGAAAAGCAACGGCGAGACAGGGTGACTCTGACACCGGTCACGGCGCATATCCGCCAAGGCAAAACACCGGCGGGAGTGCCGACGTTTTTATCAATTCCAAACCGGCACACTGTCAAGGTGATGCTTGGGCTTCACATTGTAAAACGGTGAAACCTTATGACTGCCATGGGGCAAGCACTGCCGGCGGTAGTTCGTCAGTGTTTGTAAATGGAAAGGCATTGGCTCGCGTTGGTGACTCGGTCAGTTGTGGGAGCTCTATTGCGTCAGGCAGTGGCGATGTTTTTACGGGGTAATTTATGCAGTTAAAAAACCTAACTCATGGATCTCGATTCGAGATAAAAGAAACCGGCGAAACGGGCTTGTTACTTGGTAAGTTTGGCTCAAGTCTCGTTGTCGTGATGAGTAGCCATCCAAGGCTAACCAATCGAGAGCCTAACACGGAGGTTAAACCTCTATGAATGGTATCGACCCAGACACCGGCTTGAGTGTTTCTGGCAGCGCTCAGGCAGCGCAGCGCCTTAAACGCGCAGTCTCAACGCAAATAGGTACTCGACCTAAACGCCGCAAGGTTGGCGGCGAAGTCAGAAAGCAAAACGGAACGGCTAACGAAGAGGGGCGAATGATCATGATCAATCGCATTCATCGAGTGATTGCTAATCCGCACAATGAATTATCTGACATCAAGAGCCCGATTGTTCAAGCAGCGATTGTCGGCGCGGGGTATCGAGTTCGAGTTATTTATGACGACAACGGCGAGCAAGGGGTTATCTACTTATGACGCCAGATATTCTCAAGGTTGAAGACTTCGAAGTGATGCGCGAGCGCTTTATTGAAAAGTTTTTTATTCCTTATGCGACTAAGCAATTAGACGCCAAAGCAGCGCAACAGATTGCGACCGGCTTAAGAAGCCCAAACGAAACGGCGGCGGTCTTGCTCGATGCAATGATCTTGTTTCGTCAGCAAGAGGTGAGAAACGATAACCACAAGGCTTTGCAGCACTTTAGCCAGACGGTGACAGACTCAAACATGATTGATCTTATCGTGTCTAAGTTTGGCTTAAAACGTCAGGTTATTGAACCGGCAGATCCAAACGCGTTCCCGCCTAAGTCTGCCGTGATGGAAAGTGACGAATCGCTATTGTTGCGTTATAGCCTTGCGCCGTTTGGTCTTTCAACCACTGGTACGCGAACCGGCTACGAGTTCCACGCCCTAACGCTTGGCGAGCGTCCTTTGATTAGTGTTGAGGCAATATCGCCGACCGTCGTTGTGCAGCGTTTCGAGTTTCAAGATACGCAGGGCATCAAGCGACCGAAGAACGCCGCCGCCCGTATGATTCAGCCAAATAGCGGAAAGGTTGAGGTTCGAATCCTTTCGTTTAATGGTAATGGTCAAGCAAGCCCTGAACTTATCAAGCGCACGTTGGATTATTTAAGCCGACCGGATATCGGTCAAGCCTCTGATGAAATCAGCGTTAAGAGTGGCGAAATCCTAAATTACGATATTGATATCGATGTAACGGAAATTTCAGAGCCGAACAAGCTTGTTGATAAAGCCGCCTTTGATAAGGCGCTTGCGAGCTACGTTGCCACACAGCACAAGTTAAAGGGCATCATTCAGCTATCACGCCTTAAGCAGATAGCGCACAACCATAACGCTTTTGAAATCAATATAAAGTCGCCGAAAACCGACTTTGTTTGCCATTGGTATCAAGCGCCATTTTGTACAGGGATAACAACCAGTGTCAGACCGGCAGAATTTTGATAGCCGAACACTGTTAACCGACAACCGAACCCCTTTCGAAACCTCCTTTGAACACGCCTTAAAAAATCTGGTTGCAAGTACCGATTTTTACGATTGGCTAACCGACCCACAGAAAACCGATGCACGATTGCTCGACATCATGGCAAAAGAAGCCGGTGTTCTTGATTGGTTTAACTCCGACTTAGAAAGTGATAAGCGCACCTCAATTGAGAGTGCGCCAAGCATTCATAGAAAAGCCGGAACGCCGGAGGGTATTAAAGAGGCGCTTGAGGCGCTTGGTTGTCGCGCCAGCGTTCGCAGAGGCGCAAAGCCTTACTCAATCCACATTTACAACCTAGTCACCGACAAGCCATTGACTATCGACTTGCAAAACAGGCTTTACAAGCGTGTTGAAACCAACAAGAGCGAGCGAGATTCGTTTGAGTTGGTGATTGGTCGTCTTTGGTTAGGTGTTAAGTACAAATCAGCTCAAATAAGCGTTGGGCGAAGAATTCAAATCAAGGCGGGAGAATGAGCGACAATCTTCAAAATCGCGACGTGCGATGTTATCTAACGAACGCCGGTCGAGCGGCAGAGTTAAAGGCTATCGAGAACAATAAAGCCATCACGATTACTCACATGATCATCGATGCCGATGTGTTACCAGATAGCGCCGACCCTAAAGCCGTCACGCAAATTGCTAATCCGGCTCATTCGCCAATACCGGCATGGGTAAACGCAAAGGTTGCCGATGGTGAGTTGAATGTGATTTCTGACATTCCCGCCGACGTCGGGGGCTTTCATATCAACGGCATTGGTTATGCGTTAGCCGATGGCACAATTTACGCCTACGCTCGCGGCATGGGGGATTACAAGCGACAAGCGACGGATGGTCAAAATGATGTGCTTCGTATCGAGTGCGAGATTAAAACGCAAAACTCAGCGCACATAACTCACACATATGATGCATCAAAATTGTATGTGAATCATTTTGAATTTAACGAATACAAAATTGCGCACATACAAGCGGCAGACCCGCACACCCAATACCAACGAAAAGATCACGCCGCCACTGAGTCGGAAATCGACTCAAAAACATCGAGCACGTTAAAGCACATTACGCTTTCGATGTTATGGCGAGCGCTTAATAATGCGTTCACCGGTCGCCGAATCAACACAACGGGCCCGTTGAAAGGCGGTCGAAATCTTGCTGGTGATGTGACACTTTCGGTTGATCGTGCGACGACGAATCAACTTGGTGTCACTCAGCTAACGGACGCCGACGGCTCAAGCTCAAATCTTGCGGCATCACAAAAGCTTGTGAACTGGTTAAAGACTACGTTAACCAGTTTGATTAACACAAAGCACAGTGAAGCCAAGGCATACACCGACACGAAACATGGTCAAGCTATCAACCACGCCAACGTTAAAAAAGGCGAAGCGATAGCCGAGTCAAAAAATTACGCAGACTCAACCAAGTTCGCTAAGAGTGGCGGTGATTTGTCGGGTGGTGTTCATATTAAGAAGCCAGCTAATCAAAGTGGTGAGTTTGAAATATCAGAAGATAACGCGCAACGCGGAGCCGGCTTTAAATATGATGGAGCCGCTAACAAAGCCGAGTTATACACATGGGCGAGTGCTACGAAAGAGTGGTTTTTACGTGTAGCCGTAGGTACGAGGGCTGTACTTTTTGCGGGTGAGATTTTCGCCAATGTAAACAAACGTGTTTATCATGACGATTATCATCCTAGTGCTGATAATGCCGATAAGCTAAATGGTAAAACCGCCTCGGGTATCATTGGCGAAGCAAAAGGGTACACCGACCAAAAACATAACGAGCAACAGCAGTTCTTTGATAAGAAAATTAGTGATATTTACGGCGGGGCAACGCCGGAAAATCTCAACAGTTTTCTTGAGCTTGGAAAAGAAATCCAAGAAAACGATTCGGCGATTATGGGAATTAATCGCGAGCTTGCGAAAAAGCTAAGTAAAGATCAAACCGATACTTACTACCAACCAAAGAGCAATAAACTAGGTCGATTTGCAAGCTCGCAATGGGATATCAATGGTGAACAAGATTTAATTTGCCGAGGTAAGCGCGCGCTTGTTGGTTTTTCTAGTGAGTCTGTAGGTGGCTTGGCTATTAACTACAAAAATGATTTTGGCAAGATTACGATGTACGGTCTTGTTGATGTTATTAGCGAGCTTAGAATTAATAACTACTTAACTCGTGCAAGTCATAGCAAGGGGTGTATGGTTGGCTCTTACAACAACGTAGGTGCAAACGAGGCTAAAACAAACCCGATTTATACTATTGGCTCAAGCTTTAGACCCAATGATACTGAACTTGGGAATATGTTTGGGATTGGTTATAGCTATTCAACCGCCGAGTTTTTGAAAGATGTTAAGCAGGCTATTGGTTCATCTTGGGGGGCTTATTTCACGTCAGATGGCACAGTGAGAGCGTTTATCGGATCATCTAATGGTCGAATGTGGGTGAGTGATGCTTATTACGAGGGTGCGTTAAGGCTTGATCAAAAATATTTAGGGATAAAGTCAAAGGCTAAGAGTTCTGAAGATTCTGACAAGCTAGGCGGTTTGCCAAGTAATAACTATGTTGTTCAAGATAGTCGTTGGCGTGAATTTTCTCGAAATTATGTTGTTAGCTATACTCGACATAAGCCCCTTTTAGATTTCAATGGGACGGAAGTTGGTAAGGCGGGCGACAGAACGTTTTTGGTTCAATCATTCCCGATTGCAACTGGTTCGGTGACGGGGGCGATTTGGATAGTTCGCGTTTCGTCATCCAGAGTTATTACATTGAAAAAGGCTTTTTCAGACGGAGCGACTAATAACTTGGATTTATTTGTATCCAACGGCGTGGTTTCGTGTCGTTCTTCGCATGCAAATGACTATACGTATGTTTGTCGAATGACTGAATTAAGTAATGATAGTAAGATTTTTGATTACATTTGTGATTCTTACTCAAAGGATGAGTCAGATCTTAACTTTGCCCCAAAGGCGGGTTCTGTAGACCAAGACTGGCATGCTAGGAGTTTAATTCTAAAGTCTGGCGAAACTGATGCAGCAAGCATAGGGACAACAGTCTCGGGTTCAAGTACGCACGTTGATTTTAATTTGGCTGATGATCCCGGAGGGAATGATAGCTACCGATGGCTATTTAGGGTTTCTGGTGATGATGAACGGGTAAACATGCAACTTTACCCTAAGTATAAAGGTTTAAATCAAGCTAGGTTGAATCTTTATGGTGAGGCTTATCTTGGTGATGGTACTAAACGAGCTTATCACGAAGGTCACAAACCGACAGCGTCAGACGTCGGAGCCGTTCCAGCTAGTGATATGGAGCACGTCGGCAAATGTGCCACTGCTAACGGAAGTAATGAAGCGGCGGCGGGCTCTGATGGGTATCGAATGGCGATGTGGCAAGACGTACAAGATTTCTTCTCATTGTTTAGCATTAATTCCAATAAGACCACGTTAACAGTTAAACATGATGGTTATTACAAAATCATTATGGCAGTGCCAAGGCGTCGCCATGCCTCGGGCTCAAGTGATCAATTCGGTAAGCTTTTGATTAATGGCGTGCAGCATACGAAAGTTAGAGCGGATTCGAACAACTATGATGCACCGGAAATTAAAGTTTATGCCTACGTTCTATTAAGAAAGGGAAATACAATTCAATATTCAACAATCGGCTCAACGCTTGCCACCGGTGGCGGATTCATGATCGAGTACGCCAGAAAAGCATAAGCCCCACGGCTTACACAATTTCAATTACACACGCAAAACCGCCTTTATGGGCGGTTTTTTTATGCCTAAAGAAAAGGTGAATCATGGCAGCAAAGAAACCAGTCAAGGCGGAAACCGCCCCTAATGACCCGCGCGATTATATCGTGCTTAAAAAATTCCGAATCTTGGGTAAGTACGTTTATGAAGGTGATGAAATCACGCTTAAACCATCCCAAGCCCAATACTATCTCATCACTAAACGACTAGAAGAAAAGGCAGGTAAATAATGGCTAAAACAACGAATCAAATGCACAACGGTTTGACTCTTGAAACCTCTGAGCCGTTGCCAAGTATGGGCGGCGTGAGTGGTCAGCGTGGCGGCATCATTGGCGAAGTGAACAGCCTAAAGCCTGACACTCAATACAACGTGCCTTTTACTCTGCGCAATATTAAAGACCTAACCAAAATTGATGAGACGAGCCTTATTTACTGGTGTGCTCGCTTTCTTTTGGAAGTAGCAAAAGTGCCTATTGACGTGGTGCTAGTTCAAAAAGGTGCAGACGACAACGCGACAAAAACAAACATCATTGGTGGTGTGGATGCTAGCGACGGTCAGTTGCTAGGGCTTGAAGCGTTCGCCGCTTGTAAGTTCAAACCAACGCAAATCGGTGTGTGTTCGTTCTCTGGTCTTGATATCGCAAATGCACTCGCCGGTATCTGTGACAAGATTTACGCCGAGGGTTGGTGTAATGCGACCGATACCAACACAAAAGAAGCTCTTGCACTAGGTGAAAAGCTTGGTGAAGCGCACCGTAAAGTGTGGTGCGTTGATGTTCGCGGCGAACGTTGGGCTCATGCAATCCCGCCGGCTATCGCTGGCATGGCGTCTCGATTGGCTGTTAAGCCTTGGCAGACAAACAACGGCTTTGCTTTGCCTCTTGATGATGTGGCGCGAGAGATTGGCTATACCGTCAACGATAGCGGCTCAGAGGGCGTTGAGCTCAATAAAAAAGGCATTTCTTGCATTGTGCCAGACCCAGACGGCGGTTTGATGTTCTTAGGTACACGTACCGCAAGCGGTACTTTCGGGAACATTGTCGGCATCGAGAACCAATTGATCCGCCAACTGGTGAAGTCGCACCGCAAAACGATGAAATTCAATCTAGATATTGATTTCTTCAAAGGTCGTGTGGCTCAGGTTGATAACTGGCTGAAAAGCTTAAAGGCGGATAACGCCTTAATTGATGCGAAAGTGTACCTACACCCAGAACGCAACAACTTAGAGAACTATAAAAATGGTACGTGGGTACTGGTTATTGAGTGGGGCGCTTACCGACCTAACGAGCATTCGATCATTGAATTGAATCAAACCGACGCCATTGTGACTGATTTTGTTGCAGCGTCCATCAAGTAACTAACTGACTAACGCCGGCATCGAGTCGGCGTTTTTGTTTCCCCTATTTAAAAGAGTAAAGACAACATGGCAAATCGAGTTATCCAAGGTCGAAAGTTAGTCGTCGGCGACGTCAAAATCACTAACAACATTAACGACTTTACCCCGCCGAAATACAAAAAAGTTATGGTCTCAATGGATGGATCATTTATTGAGAAGAAAACGCACGTCGGCTTCGAGACCCCTGAATGGTCAGTCACCGTCAAAGGTGAAATGGCAAAGCTTGCTTATGATGCGCTTAAAGATGGTGATGAAACGGTCGTGATTTACTCCGAGAACGGCAAGAACAAACACCAACGCTATGATGCCGAGCACATCATGACCGGTGAAGTGGATTTTGAGTACGACGCTACCAAGATGCGTGAGCAGCAAACACTGACGCTAACCGGTCAGTGTGAGAAGCACAAGCACACCGAAGATGGTCAAGTGCTGACTGATGTTGATATCGACAACGGCAAGTATTTGGTCATGGGGCGCGAATACAACGTTTAATTTTTGGTTTTGTTATTTATGAGCGGCTTCGGTCGCTCTTTTTTTTGGACGAACAACAATGAAAAAGCAGCAAGAGATCACTTTTATTGAAGCCATTCAACGCGACGACAAAACCGAAATTAAGTCGATCGTTGTTAAGCCTTTCTCGGCGAAGGTTCGCCAAGCCTTGCCTCAAAAAGACGAACTTAACCTATTAGAAGAGGCTGAATTTGTTAGCGCTGTGACCGGCTTAAGCGCTAAAGAGCTAGATAAGCTGACGGTGCCAGATTATAACGCCTTAGTTGAGGCGGCTTACCCGTTCCTTGTAAGCAATAGCTACGAATTGGCAGGGGAAGAACTAGATAGCCGTAAGCGCGTTGTTAAGCTTTTCTTTGATGAGCATGAGCGCGAAATCAATTTCAAATTCCCTAAGCTTAAACACTCTCGCCTCGCCGACGAAATATCCGACCCGTTCGAACGTACCGTTTTCATCCTTGAGCAAATCACCTCCCTTTGTCGTGATGAAATCGAATCAATGCCGTTGCCTGATTATCGCTCGCTTGAATTGGTAGCTGGCGATTTTTTGCAGAAACCGGCGCACTACTTCACAGCGAAACCGTAGAGCAGATCATTGATATCGTGCCGCTCGCCTACTCGTTCACGGTAGGCGAAATATTGGATTTCGACGCGAAAAGTGCATTACGCCGGTATGACTTCGCTCTTACAAAACTAGGGGCAAAAAGTGGATAAGAAATTAACTATCGGGATTGAGGCGACCGCGAATCGCGCCTTGACCGAGTTGAATAAAATTACCAGTGCTCAACATGACCTGTCTGATGCTGTTAAGGGGGCTAGTCAAAGCCTCAACAGCGTTAAAAAAGAGGTCGGCAATGTAAGGGCATTTGAAAAGCTCAATACTTCTCTTGGCTTTACTAAGGGGCAAATTGAGGACGTGCAAAAGTCGCTTGACCAATACAGCGAGAAGCAAAAGAAAAAAATTGGTCTCAATGACAGCGAACAAGCGTCGGTTAAAAAATTACAAATCACACTCGGTCAGCTTAATCAAAAGTTTCAGGAAAACGGCAAGCTGTCAGATAACGAGCGCAAGCGATTGATCTCAACGCAAACCGAGCTTAATCGCCTAAATAAAAAGCGTGAGTCTTATTACCAACTGACCAAGAAAGAGCAAGCCGAAGTAAGCCGGCTATCAAAAAAACTCGGCACACTTACCGATAAGGAAAAGCAACAAACAAAGGCGCTTTCCGACCTATCAAGAAACTTAAAAGAGGCGGGGTTAGATACCAAGGATTTAGCGAAAGCAAAAGATATAGCTAATCGCCGTTCAGAAAAAGCCGCTCAATTGTTAGAGCGTGAGAATCGATTGCTAGAGCGTCAAAATCGCCTACAAGCCAGAAAGAAACAAGCGCTTTCTACTATGGGCGAATACAGCAAAACCGGACTTAAAGTCGGCGGTGCTGCTTTGGTTGCTGGTGGTCTTGCCTCTGGAAAACTTGCTATTGATAACGAGGCAAGCTTTGTTGATGTAGCGAAGACGCTCAATTTCACCAAAACAGAAAAAGAGATCAGGGAAGAGAAGCAAACCGGTGTAACGCTGCAAAGCTACCAGACCGAGGACGCAAAACTATTACGACTTGAGCTAAATAAAATTGCCGAGACCATGGCGGGAGTGAACGCCTCTGACGTGATGGCAATCGCTGCCGGTGGTGCAAATGGTGGTATTGCGAAAGAGGATTTGGCGCAATATACCCGCGACACTATCCAAACCGCGACCGCGTGGGATATGACCGCCGAAGATGCCGCAGCAAAAGGCATGGCGATTCGAAACTCATTCGGATACAAGGACGACGAATCAACGCCGGAAATCGACGAAGGTCGAGAAAGCTTTATTCGCATGGGTAACATGATCAACGACGTTGCCAACAACAACGGCGGCGTGAGTGGTCGTGACTTACTTGGCGTAATGAGTCGAACCGGCGCATTGTTGACAAACTCAGGTTTTAGTGAGGCGGGGGCGCTTGGTCTTTCTGGTGCGCTTTTAAGTAAAGGCTCGACCGAAGAAGAAGCCGCGACAGCAACAAAGAATATCTCAAAGGCATTAACTGCCGGCTTTAGTGCAACGCAATCACAGCAAGATGTTTACAGCATGATCGGGCTTGATGCGCAAAGCGTGTCGGAGTCAATGCAAGATGATGCGACGGGAACATTAGTCACAGTTCTTGAGGGTATTAAGCAACTTGATGCGACAGAGCAAAGCGCCGCCGTTGGTCAGTTGTTCGGGCAGGAAGCAGCCGCACATGTTCAGAAGTTATTAAAAGATACTCAGGTATTGCGAAAAATTCAGCAAGACGCTGCAAATGCTAGCAACACCTCAGTTAAGGACGAATATGATGCAATTGCCAGCACGAACAAGGCAAAAGTAGAAGAAACGCTAGAATCCGTTAGCCGTCTTGGGGTGGCGATTGGTGACAAGCTATTGCCTGTTACTATGCCGCTTTTCGAAAGTATCGGCGATATTGCCTCGGAGCTCGCCGACTTTATCAACGAGTCAGAATCCGCAGGAACGGCGATTTCTTCCATGGTGGGCTTGGTGGGTGTGCTTGGCGCTGGCTTTGCCGCATTCAAAGCTTACAAAGGGATCAAGTTCGCTCGAAACCTTGCCGGCATCGCTTCGGAAACCATCGCACTTAAAAACGCGAATAATGCAACTGACAACCTCACTCGATCATTAAACAGCTATTCAAAAGCAGCAAACCAACGAACCCGCCGCCGCAGTTCGAGAGGGCGAGATATTGACTCTCGTCGCTCATCAAGCCGACGTCGAAAAGGGTTCGGTTCACGCGAATCAACAACCTCATTTCGCAGCCTTAAAAAATCAAGAAAATCACGACTATTGTCTTTCGGCATCGATGCCGCCGTAAATTCTATAAGCGGTTTGATTTCTGGTGAGCCCTTATCCGATATGGGTTCGGGGCTGTTTGGTGGGCGTGGTGATGCGGCAGAAAAAAACAGAAACCAAACAGAAAGAACCAGGGGAGGACGTCGAGGGCGTCGCCGTAAAAAAGGCTTATTCGCTGCTGGTCTTGGTTTGGTAGCTGGTGGTCTATCTTTCCCGTCTTTTGCGGGAACGTTGAGCAATGCGTCAGACGCGATAGATACCGCCGCAGACTTAGCCGGTGCAGCCTCAGACGTTGCCGAAAGTCTGCCTCTTTCTGCCGCATCAAAGGCGGTGAAGTTTATCAAGCCGCTTTCTATTGGGCTCGATGCCGTATCGATGGCGCAAGCGGTCGCAAGTGGTGACACAAAACAAGCTGTTACTACTGGCGGGAGTATCGCTGGTGGCATGGGCGGTGCAGCCGCAGGGGCGGCGCTAGGCACGGCAATTTTTCCCGTCGTTGGAACGGCTATCGGTGGAGCTCTTGGTGGCTTCCTTGGCAGTGAGGCGGGCGCAAGCATTGCCTCGACCGTGGCTGATTGGTTTGCACCAAAAATTGAAGACAAGACGCAGCAAGTACAAGTTGCACAGGCGAAGGAATCAAAAGCACGTCAAATGCCGAATGTGACCTTTGCGCCTCAAGTGACAGTGCAGGGCGGCACGACGTCGAAAGAGGACGCGGAAAAACTCATGCAGAAAATGCAAAACCAATTGCAAGAGTTTGCCGACGTTCACGGCTTAACGGTTGGCTCAGACCTAGAGCAAGACCTTAATCATTCATTGGTGAGTTAATGCAACATTTAGCAATAGATGATTACGCACTAAGCCTAATTAAGCGTAATCCGTTAGAAAGCAGTTCTTACACCTCGGACGGTGGTTGGCAACTGTCTGACACGATACTAGAACCCCGACAAATTAAGACGTCGAGAGCGCTTGATAAGTGGGATCTTAATGTGGTCGCTTTCAAAGGTGAGGGCATGGAAGCCGCCGAAGGTTTGCGAGCGAAACAGAAAGAGCAAAAGCCTGTCATGGTCACGGATGGAACCGGCAAAAGTTGGGGGCAATGGACAATCCACACCATCAAAACCGAATACACCAAAATCATTGAGCGTGGTGTGGCTCAGGTTTTGAAAATCACTATCTCTCTCACGGAGTACCGACAAGATGAGAATCAAAGCACGATATAACGAAACGGTTTGCGGCTTGTTGTTTCGCGTTTTTGGTGATGATAGCGACGAATTAGAGGCGGATTTTTACCGCCTCAATCCAACGCAAAAAAGCCAATTTCTCGCACCTAAACAGGTCGTGATAGTGCCGGATAAGGTTGAGGTTGAAAAGCAAGCCGTCACGCTTAAGCCTCTGGAGGTTTGGGAATGATCTTTGAATTGCATGGTAAGGATTCAGAAACACTAAACAAGCGGGTGCTAACGTGGCAGTTACACGATAGTAGCGGTGATAAAGCCGACCGTTGTTCGGTGACGTTAGACGCTCAGGATTTGGAGGTGATGCCGGCGAGCGAAACGGAATACAACATTGTTATTAATGGCGAGAATCGCGGCAAGTTTCAGATCTCGACCGTCACTGAAATGCTTCACCCAGAAGAAGTAACTATCCAGTTAACGCCGGCTAAATTCAGCGTGAAAGACCCGACAGGGTGGCGGGAGCCAAGAAAGCGAACCTTTCCACCGGCTACCGTTGGCGACGTTGTCAACGCCGTCATGCTACCTCATGGGTATGAGGTTCGAATTGCCCCCAACTTAGCGAGCCGCAAAACCGAACACCTCAACCAAAACGAAGAGACCGACAAGCAATTTATTTCCCGCCTCGCTGATAAGCATGATGCAGTGGCAAAGCCAATCGATGATCTTTTTGTCTTCGGGCAAAAGGGAAATATTAATGCTCTAAGCGGCAAGAAAAAGAAGCCGGTTATTATCTCGAAAGTTGAGTTAACGAAGAAAACGGGCAAGGTCGATTATCCATCAAACAACCGTTACAAAGGTGCAAAAGCCAGTTGGAGAGTGGCGGAAACCGGCGCAAATGGTGAGATCAAAATCGGCTCAGAGCCTTTCTATTTCCTTAAGCAAACATTCAAAACAGAAGCCGAAGCCACTCAGGAAGCAGAAGATAAATTGCAGTCAATGACGCGCAAAGGTCAGACGTTCTCAGGCTCAATTGAGGGTAAAGCCGGCTTTTTCGCCGAATCCGTTTTAACTCTTGAAGGTTTCAACAACAAACGAGTAACCGGCGCGTGGTCAGTTGATGAGGTCACGCTTTCCGGTTCCCGCACTTCTTACAAGATACAAGTCACAGCGTCACGTCCTAGAGGATAACCACATGAAAATTGCACTAGTCGTTGGTCATGAGCTTAGAGCTCAGGGCGGCTCAAACGTGGACGGTACAACAGAGTACATGTTTAACGATAAGCTCGCCCAAATGATCGCCCCTTTACTTATTAACGCCGGTCTTGAGCCGGTGATTGTTTATCGAAATGGCGTGAGTTATCGCCGTTTACCAAAACGTATCAACAACGTTAATCCTGACCTCACTATTTCTCTTCACTGTAACGCCTTTAATCGAAAGGCGACCGGTTCGGAAGTCTTGCATTTTGTTGGCTCAGAACGTAGCGCAAAGCTTGCCGGATTCATTCAAAAAGAAGTCGTTAAAGCCCTTGGTTTATCGGATCGAGGTTTGCGACCGGTTAATACAGCACACAAGGGTAGAAAGGGGGATCGCGGTGGTTGGCTGTGTAAAAAAACACTATCGCCGACTGTCATTGTTGAGCCTTTCTTTATCGATAACAACCAAGACCTAGCAACAGCAAGAGGCAAGTTGCAAGAACTTGCTCAAGCAATCACAAACGGAGTTTTAACGTATGAAAAAGCTTAAGGCGGCACTATCCACTAAAAAAGCAAAGCTAACTATTTTGACGGCTTTCTTATCCTCTCTCATCGCTTGTGCTCCATTACTTGAGCCTTATTTGCCTGATTGGGCTTACACCGGCTTGATGTTCGGCGCAAAGCTCGCTAATGGGTTTATTCTTGGCGTGGGTGGCTTGTTCTAATGTTGGCGCAAGTGAAAGCCTTTCTCTTTGCTTTTCGCTTTGTGTTGCTCGTCGCTTTGATCGGCGGGCTCACTTATTTTTCGTATGACTACGGGAAAACAACGGCGGAAAACGCCGCAAGAGAGAACGAACAAAAATTGCTTGATAAGGTAGAGCAAAAAGATCAAGAGGCTTATGAGCTGGCGGTAAAGCTAGCAAATCAAAAGCCTCAGTTTAAAACCATCGAAAAGAAAGTGATCAAGTATGTTGAAAAAAACAGTGATAAGCGGGGTGTTGCTAATGATACTGAGTGGTTGCTCCTCCGCTCCGACGCAGTGCGAGAACATAATCAAGCGATCGGTGTTCAGCAATCCACCGCCGGAGCTAATGACCCCACCAAAGCCGCTAACAGCGACGCCCCCGCATACACAAGCGACGGATTAGTGTTGGCTGAAGATATCAGCAATATAAAAACGTGCGCGGAGAACGCAAAAAAGCTTGCAGACTTGCAAGCTTGGATATCGTCTCAAATGAGCGTTAAATGATTTCAACCGTTGCCGTAAATTCGGCGGTGCTTTCATTGTTCGCGATAAACATTTCGTAAATGTTGTTTTGTTGAGAGTTGGTGAACGTCTTTTGATGTTTGCCAACCTTTACAACTAGGCTCACGCCGTGCCGGTCTAAGTCGCCGGTTTCATCGTGTGCAATGCGACCCCTACAAAATCTAACCTTACACTCTTGCGCTTCCATTTTATTCGTGTGACGTGTGGTGGTGTGTAACCGAATATTCATTTCTTTTTCCTAATCAATTAGTCAGTATTGCCGGTAGGTTTAACGAGCCACCGGTTAACTCAGAGCGTTTTATTGCTGCATATAGATTCGCGTCAGCCTCCGCTTGTTCAAGTGTGCCACAGCGTTTAGGGCTGAATGTCTCGCTGTGTTTCTCTCCGTTATAGTCCCGCCATGAAACAACGAAAACCGGATACTCAACGTTTGTGAGCTTGTTTTTGCTTGTTGCTTTAAATACCGCAACGCCGGAAATCGGCGAGCGCAAGCGGCGAACCGCCATCGCTCCATAAGCGGCTATTAAATCCCATCGATTAGCCCCCCAAATTTCACGCCCCGTCTTATCTCGCCATAGAGCCGCCGCCGCTCTTGGATCTTTCCACTTGCTCGGATAAAAGCCCTTTTGCGCGTATCCGTCCTTCTTTGCCACCTCTGGCACCTTTGCGAACCAAACCCCTTTGCTTTCAAATATTCCGTAACTCATGCAAGCCAACCTCTAAACCGGTGCTTTTCAAGATCGAGCGGGAGCGATTCCAAAAAGCGCAACTCATTTCTTTGCTTCGTAATGAGTTCAGTTAGCGCCGTTTCTCTATTGAGAGAGTGAATTATGTCAAACTGGAAAAGGGCGTTGTGTTCATCCTCTAGCGCTTTTAGGCGTTTTTTCTTTTGGAGGTTTGGTCTCTTGCTTGATTCAATCTCAAACTCAAGTTGTGCGATTTCCCGAACTCGATTCATCACGCTTTCATCTTTAATATCTAGTTTTAGGTATGCATCCCTGTCATTGATGAGTTTTTCTAACGCTTTTTCGTTTCGTTTAATTGCTGCCTTTTGGGCGGTGATGGCAATGTTAAAGCTCTTTCTGTTTTGTTTGGTCATGATTACCAACCTTTTGCTTTCTGAATACCTAGAATCCAATAACCAAGCGCCTTATGCTTGGTTTCGTCCTTAAACCAATCTCTTAGCGTTCTTTCTGGCATGCCTACCGTTTCTGCGAATTGGCTAACTTTCATGCCAAGAGTGGCGCTTACAAGAGATTTTAGAGAGTCGTATTTGCTTAGGTTCATGGGCTTAAGTACCTTTCAGTAAATTGTTTAATCTTTGCCTTTGGAAATTGCCTTATTTCTGCGGGCCAACCGCTTTTAGTCATTCTTTGATTCCAGTATGAAAAATCGAAAGGGATCGGGCAGGATGGATAAGAGAACGCGATAAAAGGTTTTAACCATCTAGGTCTAATCAAAAATATCGCGTATTCGCTATCTTGCTGGTTTCCGACGTGGAGCAGTTCTACGGCGTCAGTTGGAAAGCTTTTTAAGTATCGTTCGGTTTGTCTTTCGTAAAACTTCACAATCAAACCCCCTTAAATAAAGGGGAGAGTCCAACGCTTGCGCCTATATTGTTGGTGGTCAGTTTTACCATTCGAACCGAATCGGGTTGGTTAAAGCCAAGTTTCATCAAGCGCGTGGCGATTCGCATTAGTTCCCCGTGAATGTTTGGTTTAGTGTCTACGTTTGCCAAAACCTCTTTGACGTCTTTCTCAAGGCGTTTGACGACAAACTCAGCCGCCATAATTTGACCGGCTTCACTTTCGGTTGTTGCTGCATCTAGCTTTTCAGTTTTTTCAATTGCGGCATCAAGCGTGTTTTCGATTAAGCTAAGATCGTCAGAACATGCAAGGCAATCTTTGTCGTTTTTAATGACTAGCTCGCCAAGACCTACAATTTCACACCCAAGGCGTTGCGCTTTGTTTTCGATGCGGCTTAGTTGCTCAGGGCTATCAAGGCGGATAACAAAGCGATCATTAAAGTGGTATTCGCCCCGCACTTCAAAGTAAGTGCATTCGCCGGTTTTGGTGGTGTGTACGTTTAGTTTGATTTTCTCGCTGTAATGAGCCGCAATCCAATCAACAACCTCTTGAGCGGTTGCCGGTCGAGTGCTTGACTCAAAATCACCGCTAACATCGCATGATTTTGTTGTCAGTGTGATTCTAGTGGCAGCATTAAGGAATTTGTTGATCTTGCTTGTTGCGTTTTTGCGAATATTAATTTGCATGGTGTGTCTCTCTAGGTTGTCGCTGTGGTGTATTTGTATATTAACGGCGATATCCGCCGAAGTAAATAATAAAAACGGCGGAATACGCCGAAAGTTAGTGTGAAGTGTGATTTGTGTCACTAGTTTGGCGTGGTTTGTGGTGAGGAAAAGTTAGATAAATGGGCGTTTCAGTGCGGTTTTGAAAATGTGACTTATGCACAGGCAGTTATCCACAGAAAATCGCATGAGAAGAATTGCGAAAAGTGGGCTTTCATTGCTGCTTTAAAGTGGAATTGCCAAAATGGTTAAATCGTGGTGCGTATTAGGTACATTTTGTTAAATAGGGCGGCAGTTCAAAAAAAATCGACGGGGTGTTAAGGTTTTTCTCAAATGTACAGGGGAACGCTGAATGAACATTGAAGACAGCATCGCAGACGCAAGAGAGGCGCTACAGAAAACCATTATTCCAGAAGTTAATCGGTTTGGTTACAGTGAGGCGATTTCCGACTCTTACGAAACGGAGGTGGAAGCGAACGTAATACTTCACTTTGTGCGTAACTATTTAGAATCGCATGACGTACAAGTAAGGAAGTTTCATCTGTTTAAGGATAAAAGCGCTGGTGGACAAACTCGGTTTGCTTTTGTTGCCTACAATGATAGCAAGATAAAAAGATATAAATATATCAAGTTATCTTTGCGGTTTGGTGGGGTGGTTGTAGGGGCGATTCTCGCCGGCGCGGCTTTTTATGCTGCATTTCACTAGATAAGAAAAGAGCGCTCAACTGGCGCTCTTTTTTATGGTGGCATTGGTTAGTTAAATGGGTGTGTGTCTTTTCTCCACAAATCCAAAACTCGCCCTTTATATTCGATATAAGCCCAAGGATAATCGGATACAAAATCATAAGCGGCGATAGCTTCATCAAGAGTTCCAAACTCGCAAGAATACTTATAGTTTGCTTCGTTGTTGTCTTCGTATTTACCCGCAATGACTGAAAACATGTTTTACCCTTATTTCTTATTGGTAATAATTAATATGCCGATAATGACCCCAATCACTAACCCGCCCATTACTGCTTGTAAAAAAGTTTCCATTTACCCACCTTGATTTGAAATCTTCCTGTCGATTGTGATTCATACTCATCTTTAGATAAGACTTTTTTTGATTTAGCCAAAGTGTTATCTCCCAATTCTAGGTTTGCCATTTGGACCATTATCTTTTCCAATCTTTGTCGTCAGACATTAAAGATTGAAACTTTTTAAAGAAAGACATTGTTTAATACTCAGACTCATCGCTCAAGAAATGTTCAAAGCGCTCAGCTGTTATGTCACTAGTAGATGTAACCTTTCTTAACACCCATTCATGACCGCACTCACATGCAGCAAGGACTTTGTCTGAAGCACCATGCTGAATTACGCCCGTACTCGATAGCTTTCCGTCTTCAACCAAAAACTCCAACGAACCGTTATTTAATATTTCAGTTAACGTTGAAATACGATTCTGTTTGCATTCAGGGCATTTTATATCTGATAGATTTCGCATTATCTTGCCTTGCTTAGATAAATTTAGTTTCTTAGCCTGACGACAATTACTCTGATGGTTTATTTATCTTCGGTAGCCACTCTTTAAGCCAAATTTTCAACTCTGGAAACGAAACCTTTGAGACTTGGTCAAGTATTACGCCATAAGCCACGAATTCACCATGATAATGTTCCTCATCGTCAATCCAGACAGATATCATTCCGTCATAACCTGAGAACGTAATAAGCTTGAATTCCTCCAGTGCTTTTAGTCCCAAATCAGGCTCGGAAAAATCCTGCTTATCAACGTTGTAATCTCTACCTTCCATACAACCAGCAAGAGATATTGTCACTAAGCTATTTTCAGCAGCCTTACGGCGTTCAAGGACTTGTTCAGCCCACTCTTGCATAGATATTTCATTCATTTCTATAATCCTCAATTAATTCGTTTAACTGTAAAAGTTTCAAACTTTAATGTAATGGTTTTAATCTTTGTTGTTCAGTTGCAATCTTTAATGTCTGACGACAATCTTTAATAGCTCTCTAAGCGATTCGTGTTGAATGCTCTCAATCTGCGCTAGCAATTCAACAATTTTATTATTGTTTGTTCTAATAATTTCACCTGTAACTGTTACATCCTCAATTATATTGAGAGACTTTGCGTTAATTTCGTGGCGAAGCTCTGCCGCTAACTCTTCAAGCTTCCATCCGGTAGGGTTTTCACGGCTCATTAATATCGGTGTCATTCTTGTTCTCGCTATTTTTCATTTGGTAACGCCGCCGGAAAGCGGCGCTATTGATTGTTGTTTTGTGGTGCTCTTACTCTCGAACTAATATCACGCCATGTTCAGAAGCTAATGCGCCAGTGATAACCGTCCCGTCTTCACTTCTAACTAGTCCGAAAGATTCGGCGGCTTGGATTGCTTCACGTAAATTAATTGTTGCGTCTTGAACGGTCTCAATTTTCTTTTTCATCACGAGTCTTAAGAATGAAATAATCGGGAGGGCGTCTTCTATTTCCAAACCGCAATCATGAATCACATCTATCATTTCTTGAGTTAGCATTTCGTCTTCTTTAAGTGGTCGTGCGAACATGGCAACAACCCCATCCTCACTATCCCATATGCCCACTAAAAATGAATCTTTAGCTCGCGGCTCAGGTTGCCACTCTGCGCAACTCTCTAATTCACCTTTACCCCAACGTTCTCCTAGTTCACCATCCATTAAAACTAAATGGTGTGTTAGACCTTTGCTTGCAAACCAAGCTTCGGCTTGTTCCGGTGAAGTGTTTTCGCCCCAAACTGGTAAATCTGGGTGTGTCCACATTCCGTATTTGTCGCGTTCTACATTGATTGCTTTCATGGTTACACCTCACTTCTTAGTTTCTTCAAGTTACAAATACCGACAATATCAAGCCCGTTACCACCTTCAACGACGATGGCTGGATGTTCAGGGTGATATCCAATAACCAAGACTTCGCTATCACCAAGCATTGCCTTGTCACCATTTCGCCACTCTGACCGACTTTCTTTCGCTAAATTGCCTTGTCGGCATTGCCATGTTCGAATTGGCGCAGACGCTCCGCAATGGCTGCAAATGGCATAAACACAAGCAATGCCATTACCAAGAAAAGCCATTTCTTGGGTGGTTATTTCTTCATTGGCGCAGAGTGGACACGCCTTAAATTTAAAGTGGATATGCTCTGGGTTTGTGGGATATTCTGCAATGCTTGCTCGTTTAACCTGCATTATCTATCACTCCTTTTATCTGGCTTTTAGCGCTATATTTTGGCGCTTCTCTGAAATGAATCGCTTTAAAAAGCCGGAATTCGCCTTTCTGGTTAGCTCTCTAATCTTCCAATAATGTTTGTTAATATCAGCGCCACACGCATCACAAACATTTTTTATTTCGTCGGTTTGAAACTCTTCTTTAAGTGAGGTTAGATAAGCCTCTTTTTTGCAAACATCACAAGTTGGTCGTTTAATCATTTTTTGTTATCCGTCAAATTGGCATCATGCGAAGTGCATCTTGAAAAGTGTGCTCTTTGATTTGCTTTGTGCCTTTGTACACATAAGCGGTTTGGTTATCGTCGGTCGTTACCGTCTTGATAATTGCGCCTTTGTTTTGAAGATAATTGATGCACTTTCGAACGGACTCAGCATTTAAGCCGGTTTGTTTCATTACCTCGTTAAGCTCAATCTTTCGGTTTCGCATTTTCTTTACCGCCGCCAGAACTTTTCCGTGCTCGGTCGCTGAACTTGGATTTACAAGATAAAACTTATCGCCAAGGCGTTTCTTTTCCAAACGCACGTAATGACCAACACGCGCACCGCTCATGTTGAAACGGCGACCTATACTAGCCTGTGATTCGTCGGGGTTATTTCTGGCGTGGTTGATGATTTCAAGTTTTACTTTTGGATCAAGCATTGTTAAGCCTCCAACTCGATGCCGAAATCACGTTTGAACGCGATTTTCTCTTGAATCAATTCAATGGTTCGGCGAGTGTTGGCGTTAGAGCTTGCCGCTCTTTTTCTTGCTCGTTTAGATGGAAGTACCCAATTAGATGAGCCGGTGTTTTCTAAATTGGCTTCTATTTGATCGATAAGTGATGCAGTAATCATATTTTTTCTCGCTGTGGTGGGCTTGTGTGTGGTTGTTTTTGAACCACGTTTCAAGCGTAAAATACACCTCAAAAACTACGCGAGCAAGCTTTTATTGAACCTATACGTTCAAAATGAGAGGGGTGAGTTTAACGGCTTAGGTGTTTTTTTTGCCATTTTTCGCATGTGCCATATAGCATATTGTCGTTATTTAAATTGCCTTTTAAGGGCAAAGCGGCGAGAATTATTGACATAGCGTTGCGGCTTTTTTGTTTGGGCTGTTAACGTCTAGTACCGCAAGGGCTTCAATACCCTGACTAGAAAAACGCTTAGGTATCGCTGTGGTGGCTTTACCGACCGAATACAGAAAAGGGCTCGCAGTTGCGGGCCCTTTTTACGTTTACCTCTTCCCAAAATTAGATCGTTACTGTATCTTTAGATCAATCGTCAGGACTAACCACCCTGGCCCGATAATACAAACAAAAAGATATAGACATGACTAAAGCACAGGCTTTTGACGCTAGAGCACTAGCGCGTGAGCACCAAGCATTCATTGAACACACTCTAGATATCCAACTCGATGAGCATCGTTGTTTTACAACGCTTAAAGCCGTTTACAAGATGGCTCAGGGATTGATTGACGGTGAGCGCCTACCTCGAACCAATAAGATTCGTTTTGATCATTATCGCTCTTGTGTGCGTTTTATGGCGGTGGCAATGCTTTGGACTGACAAGGCAACGAACACGATTGTTGCAAAAGACACTAAATCAGCCGAACACAGTTTGACTTGCGCCGGCAATTCCTTTTTTCAGCATAAGCTTGGTATGGAGCGCTCAACGCTAGATCACGTGATCGCCACAGTTAAAAAACTCGGTTGGTATGCCTCATGTGAGCGTTGGAAGTACAGCATTGCAGCCGGTCGAAAGCTTTATCGAGCTAAAACGTCGGTTAAGAGCGTATTTATCGGCTTTTATGACTTCTTTGGAATGGGGGTTGCCATTGCTAATAAGGTTGCAAAAGCAAAGGAATTCGCACGAGAACTAAACGCAAAAGCTAACCGAAAGCTTATGCGTGAAATGTTTTCAGAGACAGGAAGCAAGCAAGGTTATGACAAGTTCGGTTACGGCATGGATAACTTGCGTCGTCATAACAAACGCCAAGAGCGCGGGAACAAGGCAGCAAAGGAAGCGTTAAGCGCAAAGGTTAGCGAGCTAAAACAAGCAACCAACGTTGTCAATCAAGCCAATCACTCCGAAAACCTCCAAACCCAAATATGGCTAGCAAGCAAAGGCATGAATCCCGAGCAAATTAAAGCTTACATGAGCTCGCAGAGCTTTAAAAACGGCGACGATATACCTTATTAACCCCTCTAATTTCTTCTGTCGCCTTAGCTGGCGAGGATTTCGCACATCTAAACCCTACCAATTAGCCGGAAATCGGCTTTATTCTCACGAATTCACCAAGTTCGCCTTATTGCTAGGCAAAGCGTTATTTCTACTGTTTGTTTTTTATGCAAATTACCCACAGCGTTTGTGCATAAGCTGTGGGCAAATGCTGTGCTGTAAGTTATGCACAGATTAAGTGGTGCGCCAAATCTTTAATAAGATAAGCATGCTATAGATCCCTTAAAAAATATAGATCCCCCTTAATGAATCGCCGCTTCAAGTTCGCAAGCTCACAGGCGGCGACACTCGGCTATAGTGACCACAACACCACAGCGCAATTGGAAGTACCAACGGCGTTACTCGTCCTCCATCAAAGACGTCAAGCAACCGAGCATTACGAATATATCTACGTCGCCTATCGCTTCGCGATGTCTTACTCGCTTCGCTCGCGCATTCTAGCAAGATGCGGATTGGCGATATTTAGCGTTGTGCGCTTACATCACGCAATCTAGATTAAGAGTTCGCTTTTATTTCCAAACGAACTCCTACGCACTCTGAAAATATATTTGTGTGTGCAGTAGCTTTTCTTATCCAGATCGCTAGTGATAGCCATTTCATTATTCATTTTTACTTGTTAAGTAGGTTCCTTTTTGGTGGGGCTGGTGGTCGTAGGTCAGGACTCTGCTGGATTTGTCTATATTTTGAAATGGCATCGGCGTTCGTTCGGGATAAGACTTTTTGTGGTTTTGTGTCAGGTTTGGCGTGAACGTCCGTTTTTAATATGTTTTCTAACATTAGGAAACTGACGCGAGTTGATTGGTTCGGTTGATGATTCCGAATCGCCGGAAAGATAACCTCAAGATAACCAAAACCAATCAAGAGGCTTAAAGCTATGAGTACATTGAGCTTGAACTTGTCAGAGGCAGTTATTAAAAAGCACATGCCTAATCGTGAAGTAACAGAGATAAATGATCCCCGCCACCCATTGCGATTTCGATATAACTCGGCGCGAACTGGTGGCTCTTGGTTTTACGTCCGTGGTAAGCGCTGGAAAAAAATTGGCGAGTATCCGCTTGTGAAATTTTCCCTCGTTGTCGCCAAGCTGCCAGAAATCGAAATAAATCTAATGTCAGGGCTCGATATTGACTCGGCAGTGACCGGTCATTTTTCGACGGTTTCCGACTTGCTGCGATGGTACGTTGATCGAGTAGGCAACAAGCGCGGCTTAAGCCAAACCAGAAAGCAGGGCGTTAAAACGGCAGTGAATCGATATCTAATGCCAAGATTAGGCGGTGTGTGGATGGCTGACGTTACAAAGCCGGTGATTGACTCTCGTCTTATGATGGCTATGCAGCACGATTATGCGCTTTCAACCATTCAGTTAGCCTTTGGCGTTCTCAAAACAGCTTTTCGCCAAGCGCACTCAAGCGGTCACATTGACGTAAACCCACTCGATGATATGACGTATAGCGATTTTATTTCAGAAAGTATCGAGCCAAAACCGGCAGCGTTAACGCCTCATTCGCTTGTCACAGTCATTGAGCGGTCAATTAGTTTAGTTGGTAGCGATTCACTTTTAGTTGCGCTCATGGGCTTGCATGGGACGCGAATTGGTGAAACTCGGCTTGCTCATTGGTCTGAATTCAATTTAAACGAAATGGTTTGGTCGATACCGGCGCATAAGACCAAGAACAAAAAGCCGCTCAAAGTGCCCCTTACAAGCCAAACGGTTCAAATGCTTGAGCGATATAAGCAATCACAATTAGAGCGCGGTTATCGTGGTGTGTGGCTGTTTCGGGGCAGTAAAAAGAGCCCGTTTACCCCTAAGCAAGCCAATGATGCAGTTAAGCGGTGGAGTGGTGGGGAATGGACGGCGCACGACTTGAGAAAGGCTTACCGTGATGTGCATAACGAGATAGGTACCGAATACTTGCTAGCTGAGCGATTGATTAACCACTCGTTAACAAGGCTCGATAAGACCTACAACCAAAAGGAACAACTAGAGCGCGCCAAACTTGCCACTCAAGCGGCTCATGATTGGATTTTTAGCCGATTCAAAGCCAAGACCACCTCAAGATCAAAAACAGATCATTAACTAAGTCGGAAACCGACGGGCTAAGGGGTTAGATATGAATCACGGCATTTATAAGAGAAGACTATAAAACTCTTGCAAAAATTGAACTTATACGACTAATATGGGTTCAAGGCGAAAATGACGCGACGCCCATAGTTGTATATTTTTCTTTTAACGATTTATGTATGAAATTTTAGTGCAAGCCTTGCGCCATATAGCCTTAGCCATTCTTAACTACTCATCAAAAGCCCCGTTTTGGGGCTTTTTTATTGCCTTTTTGCCTCAAGGTACTCCCCTGGTCTTTGGAAGTTATCGGCGGGGCAAGCTCCCCGAGTTTGGACGCGAGCAATTTTTTATATGGAGATCAACAGTGGTCGTATTAAGTGCATGAAAAATATCAGATCGCCCTTGCTCGTGCTGATCACCTTTTTCTCACTTAAATGATCGTTAGGCATAATTTGAGCTACATCAAATAACGGCGGAAACCGACCTATAAAATTTGTCTTATAGGTTCAATGTGGTATAAATTACACCCACACCACAGCAACTAAGCGGATTTTAACTTATGAGCAACATTCTGATTTGTTTGCGCGACAATTTGCAGAAATGCACTAATCAAAATATCACGGCAGCAGACTTAGCCGACGTCTTGGGTTATGGCTCGACTCAAATCAAATCTTATCTTAGAGATATCAACAAGGGGACGTTGACCAAGTCAAATCACCGATTGGAAAGAGCGGCGTTCTTTGCTCATGAGTTGGGTTCGGTTAATGGCTTTGATTCTCTCTTGCCATTAATGAAAAAGTTTGACCCAGACGAAAACGGCGATGGTGCATGGATGGATCGAGCGCGTCGAAAAGTTGGGGCTTTTATCGAGAACCAAATTGATATTGATGATGTGTTGGAGTCGGAAACCGACGACAAAACAAGCGTGTTTTTTGGGTTGCTCAGTGATAGCGATGTGATTTGTTGTGATTTGAACGAGTCGCAGATTGGAGAAATCGCCGAGCGTATGTTTTTGATTAAGCCTGACTTGCATATATCGATGCTTGGTGAATACGTTAATCTTATCGAGGCTCACGATCAGGTTTGTAAGTTAACAAACCGACGATTGTTAAAGCGTTACATGGAAGATAACGCGAGTGGTATTTTTTCGTTTCCTGATTACGTGCCGCTTTCTATGCGTGAAGAACTTGCCAATCATGATCCTAAAGAGTTAGAAGAGGCTTTTGCTACTGGCGGCAAAACTTGCACCATGCGAATTTTAAAAGGGTATTTGAAACAATGAACAATCGATTTGTTGAGCTGATGGAAGCGGCGAAGGATGTTGTTAAACATCCTCGCTCGGCAAAGAAGCTCGCACAACTTGAGTATTTGACTTGTCACAAGCGTTGTCGAAATTGCAACTTGCTAAGACCGGTTGATGAGTTTGGAAAGTCAGAGCAATACTTTGATGGTTTAAGACCGGTCTGTAATCACTGTAGGCGCAAGAACAGGGGGAAGATGTAGATGAGCGCAAAAAATCAATTGATGCTTAAGGGAAAAGGGGAAAAGGCATGAGTATTTCATTTTTTGGTTCACTTTTAGTTCCTCAGTCAATGAGTGAGGAAGATGCTCAGGCGCTACAGCGTGAAATATCAGAACGCGATGAGTTTGATGCTATACAAGTGCAGAGGGATGTTACTCGCAAAGCTACTTTCTTGTTTGAAGGTGAGCGCACGATTGAATCAAAAGGACTTGAATATCCTGATGTTATGCTAGGTGCTTGGTGCGATACTGGCGG